TGTACTTTTCCAGCATTCGCTCTCCAAAGTCTATGGCCACGTTGATTGATTGCTAAGATTATTTCGTTTTGAATTTTTTGTTCGCTTGGCATTTAAAATGAGTCCTCCTTAATCGTGGGGATAGTTTAAGAGGAGGGTTTAATTTTTACTAAAACCTCGTCATATCAACGGTTCAAGACTATTTTTGACTTTGGGGAGACTTTTTCTAAAACTTTTTATTTATATATATTTATTTATTATTTTTTTATTTTTTATCTTTTAGAAAAACTATCCCAACTATCCCTAAATAATAAAATATATAGGTTAAAGTGTTGATATTATAAGGTTTTGAGTTGGGGAAGGTTTTTAAAAATAACTATCCCCAACTATCCACCAACTATCCCTAAATATTGAGTGAAAATTTATTTAATTCCTTTTTACTTTCTTGTGTTAAATTCAATCCATAATAATAATGTTTTCCGCTATATTTTTTACGATTAAATCGCTTGACCATTTCACGACCGAATTTTGTACTACTCATGATATGCTGATGATTTTCTTTTGCCCAACGATCATAAGCGTTAAATAATTCGGATGACTGAACTTTCTGCATTGGATTTGTATCACAACATTCTTCAATGAACGCCGCAATACTATCCATTTCAGTTCGGTACTCATCTCTCTGCTCTTTGATAATGGCAGGCTCAGAAAGTCCGATACGTTGCCATTCAAGAAAACCATCTACACACCATTTCATTATTGCTGGTAATTCTTTTTTTAATTTGTTAGTTAAGTCACGATCAATTTCTTCTAAAGGTATTTGCTTTTCAAAAGGGATGATGACGAAACGTCTCCAAATACCATCATCACGACCTCGTACATATGGCTTGTGGTTAGTCGCCATCCATAACTTAAATTGTGGTGTAAATTCAAATTCGTTCTCATACAATTTACGCGCCGATACTCTGTCGCCACCTGTTAATTGTTTGATTAATCCTTCATCAAAACGTTCACCTTCATTAGGCTCTGTGGTTGTAACTAATCTCGCACCATCTAATTTTGCTATTTCTGGTGATGCATCTGACTGTGTTTTACTTGCCATAATTGCTTGTGGTTGAATATTGGTAGCGTAATTACCAAAAATTTCATTTAGAATATCTAAAAATACCGATTTACCATTACGACCATTACCGTATAAAACCATTAATACTTGCTCGGTCGTATATCCTGACAAAGAGTAACCAACCGCTCTTTGGATAAATTTAATAAGTTCTTGATTACCTAAGAATATGTCATTAAGAAATTCTTCCCATTTAGGACAATCTGACTTATCTGTGTATTCAACATTAGATATTTTGGTAAAATATTGCTGCTTATCATGTTCTTTAAGTTCGCCAGTTTTTAAATTAAGATAACCATTTTGCGTGTTAAATAAATCGAAATCTTTATCAAATGTTTCGT